ATGATTTTAAATTGGAGCAATAATCTCCGAAAAACAAACGATGGTTTGCGCTATGTTGCTGCGCAAACTGCGCAAGCATATAAAGCAGATGGGTTTAACGCATCTGAAACCTTTGAACTCATGGTCGCAGACGACTTTGACATAGATGTTACAAAAGAAATACTTTCTCAAGTTTTTGAAAGTGAAAAAATCGCAAGTGCTCCAGAGCCAACACGATTCGCAATGGTGGTTCCAACATCATACAAAGATGTTGTACCTTTGATTGAAGATGCTTTGGTTAAGTTGTCTCCCAACCAATTCGTAGAATCTTTATTCAATAAGTTGATTATATCATCTAGAAAAGACAAAGAAAGTTGGAAAAGACTAGCGCAACAAGCGGTAAACGACCCTGTTGCAAAAAAAATATTACACGAAGACTTAAGGCCATGGATTGAAGAAACCATGCTTAATTCAGTTTTAGCTGCTGAGCAACAACAATATCGCGTTGCTGCTTTGGATGGTGAATTGAAAGAATACGCAGTGTCAACAAACAGTGGAAATGTAAAAGTTAATTTGCAAGATGGTGTTTGTAGTTGTGAGCGTTTTCAAAATGGTCACTTTGCATCCTTTGGTCTTGCGTGTGAACACATGGTGCGTGTAGCTGACACGATATCACCATTTGAAAGACTTACTCGTGCTCTAAAAAATAAATAAGTTATCTTTAGAATACAAAAATAGCCAGAGTGTTACTCTGGCTATTTTTTTCTATATGAGCAGTGCAACAAGCAACAATTGTTGAACAAATTAATTAAATGTCTAAAACGTTTATTTTGCCACCAAGAAAAGTTTCTACAGGAGCTGTTGAATTATCAACTCTTGATAGCAATTACTTGCGTTTAGATGGCGCTAACAGTCCTATGACTGGTTCATTGGATATGGGAAGCCAATTGCTCAGAGTTGGTAATCTTAGTTCGAACCCATCTGGTGGTGAAGCTGGACAGCTGTACTTTAACACAGTCGCAAATCAAATACGAGTATATGACGCAATACTTGGCTGGCAAAGCATTATTGCTGACACAAACATTACATTAAATAATGCCACAGCTAACCAAATGAATTTTATTGGTGGTAGTGGTGTTGACGGCGGAGGTGGGAACTTAACATTTCGCGTTACAGCATCAGCGTCAACTGCCCACACTGTGTCAATTAACAGCTTGGGAACTTCATTTACAATTGTGGGTGGAATATCACCCCAAAGAACACTAACTGTTCAGTCTTCCGTTGGACTAAACGGACAAGGCTATTCCTTAACATTATCATCAGACAGTCAGCTTAATCTCAATTCTCATATATTAAGTATATCATCTTCTACTGGTAATATAACGTTAAAACCATCAAGCACTACAGCAACAATTTACAACATTGCAACTCACGCGGATAACTCATGGTTATTATCAGTGGGCAATTCTACTTTTCCGGGTTCAACAGGAGCTTTGTTTTATTCCACTAGTTCTACGTTTGGCCAATTATCAGCTTTATCTTTAGGAACTGAAGGTTATGTTCTTACTGCTGGAGCGTCAGCGCCAACATGGAGCAATATAGCATCAATCGCACTTACGTGGATTGCTCCAATATCTATCACATATAATCCATCGAATGCTGGTGCTTATGCGGTTTATAATTCTAATTATGGTTTGAATCTAAACGGTACACCAAGAGCGACAGCAGACGGTTCGTTAATACAAATTGGAACAGCTGGCTTTTCTGGTGGCGGTGGTACTAATTTTTCAGGAAGTTCAAACGGTACGTTTATAGGCGTAAATTCACTGTCAGCTTTTACTGGCAATTTGCTAGATATGCAAATTGATGGAGTTACATTTATAAAAATTACCAACTCCAAAGCAATTACCATAGGAAGCTCCACCAGTACAATAGGTTTTTATGGACAAACACCTGCTGCTAGGCCATCTGCTTACACCGTTACTAACGGTACCACAGACAGAAGTTTTGACGCAGATGCTACATCACTAGATGAAATTGCTGATGTTTTGGGAACTCTTATAAACGATTTAAAAACGATAGGATTGTTACAATAAAGGTTAAAACATATAAACTCGTTAATTTATTAATAATAAGTCTTAAAAAATAACGACTTGTTGTAAAAATAAATTATGAACGAATCAGAAAATATATCAGATTTGGACATTATTGATTTGGATGTTACACCATCGGTAGTTTCTAAAATACAAAAGAAGGACAATCACGACAGTTTACACGACTTGTCTATTTCAGATAATTATTTGAGTAAGCCAAGAAGAATGTCTGAGCTTTTAGCCACCGACAAACCAATAATTCCAATACCAGCAGACACAATGTTGGATACTGTTTATGTAACCAGGATGGAAACGCGATGTGTTTTATGTCGTTCACCTTGGCGAGAACGTGCTGAGCACTGGTATTTAGAAAACGGTCGCAGACCAAATTCGGTAGTAAATTTCTTTAAGAAATATTTTAACGTCAACATATCGTGGGAATGTGTAGATACTCACATGAGTAGTCATTGCACATTAGACAGTCTGGGCCGCAACGGATTAGTTGATTTAGAATCGCAAGAAGCTGACATGGCTAGATGGAGATATCGAGAGTTAGATTTAGCTATTACGGGCACTTTATCAGAAATAAGCGACATACGAGGTATGAGTTGTAAAAACAAACCCGATTTGATGTTGCGTAGAGCAGGATTGTTGAACCAGCTTTATGCCAGGTTGGTTGACTACAAAAAAATGAGAGACGAAGCAAGCGTAAACGTTAAAGTGGACGTATTTTCTGTTTTGATGGAAGTTTATCAAAAATTACCCGATGATGATTCTAGAAAAATTCTTTTAGCAACGGTCCAAGAGCTACGAGAACAATACACGTAATATCATGAAGAAAGTAAAAAATAGTCAAGCGGCAGCAAACGCAGATGCTGTAGAGGCATTTCGAAGAGGTTTGGCTGCATTCGAACAGGCAGCTATAGAAGATTCAAAGAAAAATTTAACACCTGAATCTTCTGATAATTTGGATGACAATCTTTTAGAGTCAGATGACTTGCCTGTTATTAATTTAAAAAGAACAGAAGTTTCTCCGCCACCAAATCCTGAAAAAAACAAATTTAATGTTGATGGCATGGTAGATGTTGTTGTTTTTTGTGAACATCCTTACTTTTTAAATCTTCGACTTACGCCTTGGCAAAAATTAATTTTAAAAGTTTTTTATGCTGGAAGCCCTGGAAACACACATTTAAAAATAGAAGACACAAAAACAGAAGATTGCTCAGGGTGTATTTGGGATTACAATAGGAAGTTTGAAAAAAGATATTACAACTCTCTTTTAAAAGGAGAAGAAAGCGGCAAAAACAATTTGATGCCGCCAGAAAATTCGCCATGTTTGTCATGTGTTAGGCTTGACCCAAAAATACGTGATGCGCGTTATAACAAACTTACTGAAGAAGTTATTAGACAAGAGCAAGAAGACGAAATAGAAGCATTAAAATCACGAGAATTGATTGATATGTTTCAAACAGAAATGTGTCTTTTGGAAGACCCAGAAATAGAATATAAAGTAAGAAAGCAAATTTTAGATAAATTTGGAAGAAAATTTCAAGAGCTTTTGCTGGTTTTAGGACGAAGAAGTGGCAAAATGCTTGATTTATCAACTCCTTTATTGACAACAAACGGCTGGAAAACCATGGGTGATGTTCAGGTTGGCGATTGTGTTTTCTCACCCGATGGTTCAGCAACAAAAATTACTGCTAAATCTGACATAAATTTTGATGAACAAGCCTATGAATTAGAATTTTCAAATGGTGAAATCATTAAAGCTGGCGCATCACATGAATGGAAAACATTAACTTACAATCAGATAAACAATTTAAATCTAACGGAATATACAGATGACAAAATAATCACAACTGAAGACATATACAACAGTTTAACCCATATGTCAGATGACGGTGTTGAAAGTTTTAATCATGCAATACCAATAACACAACCACTAACCTACCCCAATGTTGTTGAACTTAGCATGAATCCTTATTTACTAGGTTTGTCTTTTGCTAATAAATATCGACTTAATACTTTAAATAACAATACAAATTCTAGCAATAATGATTTAATTTCTATTTCAAGAGAATATTTTGAATCGTCAATAGATGAAAGAATGGAGCTGCTTAAGGGTCTTAACGACATAAGTGGTTATGTTAACGAACGTGACAAATCTGTTGAATTTTTAACACAAAACAATGAATTAGCTCAAGATTATCATGAATTGGTGTCTAGCCTAGGATTTAAATCAAAAATTGAACACAACAATGATGTCTATAAAGTTGTTTGTTTTTTACATGAAAACAGCAAGGTTTTTGGTTTTGAACCAAAACAAGATTGTGTTGACCATCTAAAGTTTGACGCACAGGATAAAAAATTGCATTACATCACTCGTTGTGATAAAATAAAAAACGAAGGAATGCAATGCATTGAAGTTGACCATCCTTCTCATATGTACTTAGCTGGCAGAAGTTTGATTCCAACTCACAATAGCTTTTTGACTGCTGTTATCACACTGTATGAAGTGTATAGATTCTTAATGATGGGACACCCTCAAGACAGATATCCTATTTTGGAATTTGATACAATAACTATTCTAAATGTTGCTGTGTCAGAAGGGCAGGCTAAAATGGCTATTTTTGACAAGATAAGGCAGTTAGCTGAATCAAGCCCTTATTTTGTCCAAAGTATTGGTAAATCAACCCAATTAGAAATGTTTTTTCTGACAGACCATGACAAGCTAGAAAACAAACGCAGAATTGAACGCGGACAAGAGCCCATGGTTGGAACGATTCAGCTAAAATCAGGTCACTCCAGCGCATCAGGAATGGTTGGTGGAACAATGGCTGTCATTATCATTGACGAGATGGCAGAAATGGCCCCTGCATCATCAGAAGGTGGCACAGATGACGAACTGTACGATAAGCTAAAACCCGCTATTTCTACGTTTGGCAGGGATGGGAAAATGATTTGTATTTCCAACCCACTAGGTCCGTATGGTAAATTCTATAAATTGTATCAAGATAGTTTTGACGACAATATGGTATTAATGGCCCAGTTGCCAACTTGGTTGTCCAATCCTTATATTGAAAAGTCATACTTAGACCAACAAAAAAAGAAAAATCCACAAACATATCATGTGTATTATGGGGCTAAATTTGGTTCATCTGACTCTAACACTTGGATAGCCGAAGAACATGTTGACCGAGCTTTTCAACACGTCAGTAATACATACCGAGCAGAGCATGGAGCGCCATTGGTTCGTTATTATGCCCATTTAGACCCCGCTAAATCATCTGATTACTACACACTTGTTGTTTGTCACGCAGAACCCATGGAATCAGCTATAGGTCCAGATGGGAAAGCATTGCAACGAATAATAATAGACCATATGCATGTCTGGAAGCCTAAAAACAAAAATCAACCAATTAATTCCGATGAAGTAGATATGTATATTTTGAAATTAGCAACTAGGTTTAAATTTGTTCAAATTAGTTACGACCAATGGAATAGCCAAGAATCTATAAAAAGATTAATGAGTCACGGCTTAAATGCAGTAAATAAAGTTTTTGATGTTAAATACAAATCAAGCATATACGGTGATTTATACGAACTGTTTGGAGATGGTCGAATAGTTTTTTATAATCAAGATACCATTTACGAAAACAATGGAATTGTTGAAGAATTAGGCGAAGTAACAGAATGCAAAATACAATTTAAAAATCTTCAAAGAAAATTTAGCGGAAAATCTTTCAAGATTGAAGCACGCACAGGGTTTCACGATGATTTCCCAGATGCAGTTGCAGCCGCAGCATATGAAGCGTTAAAAGATAAAACTCAGAACAGTTTACCCAGGTCTAGAACTGTTAGGCTTGGACGAATACGTTAATTTGTCAAGGTGTGTGTTAAATTAATATAGAAGCATATTAACAATTGGGATAAGAAATATGATTTGTCTTTCGTGCAACAACAAAGGAGTGAAAATAGCTATGTTGTTTAATAATAATCAGCAAGCCTATATTTGCCCAAGATGTTTTAACGCAGACACGGAAGAAAATGTTAGAACAGCCCAATTTGGCGGTGCTACTGGCGGTCAGCCCAATCCTTTTTCACCTGGTTCTAAACCCCCTGGCGCTGGCGGAACAGGTAGTAAAAACTACGGAATAAACAATTTTAGTGCTGACAAAACTTTTGACAGCATCTTATCTCAAACTCATAATCCACCAGCTGTTGATGAAAACAGGAATTTTGAATCTCGTTTAGAGGTTTTTCACAAACATCACGAAGAAGACATGATTCCATATTGGTTGACTCCTGACGAGAGAGAAAAGTTAAGAATTAAAAAAGAAATTAGAAGACGGCATAAAAACAACGAAGATGCCAAAAAAATGGTAGAAACCAATTCAGTACCTTACATTAAACAATATTTTCCTCCAAGAAGTGAACACATAACGCCAAAAGAAGTTCAGCTTTCTAATTTGCATAAATACAAAGACGGAGCAAAAATAAAATTTGAAAACGAATTGCCAGAAGTAATTCGTCCAGAAAGAATACACATGGCTCAAGCAAGAAGCCATGGAAGGTCCAACCCATTTTGGGATGAAACCTGGAGAAACACTGACGAAGAAAATGCTTATCCAAATTTTGACAATATTAGAATGCACACTCCTGTTGGATTAGGTAATGCGAAATTGTTAGAAAAGGGTTCCGATTTAGATGAATATCTAAACGAAGCATACACTTCAAACTGGGGCGGCGCGGATGGTCCAAATGAAACGAATTTAATAGATTATCCTAACGCTGATAATATCGGAGATTATAGCTGGGGCTTTGGAGAAAAAATCCCTTCATCAATAAACAAAGATATTGATTCTGAATTAGACGCATTCACAACTATCGAGCAACAATTGGAAAAAACCAAGAGACAACCATCTCCAAATCGTAATCCCAACGACCCTTACAGTTATTGGAGTGCATACGAAATGGCTAAAGGAACAGGAACTCCGGGAGAACCCCTGGGAGCAACAGACACATATTCTGGTGGTTCTTTCAACCCCAGTCCTATACCAAGATAAGGTAAAAGCATGAAAAACAATTGGATTAAATTAACAAAAATTGCTGACGAGCTTGACATTAATGGTTTCTACAAAGAAGCAGATGCTTTGTCTAGTATTGTTAAAACGTGTGTAGCTCAATATTATACTAATCCAGGTATGGTCCCAATGGATGACCGCATGATACCTGGAGATGAAGTTTTTCCTGAAGCGGAAGAATCTGAACAATTGCGCTTGAAAAACATGGGAAGACATAGAGTACCGGAATACTCCGAGCTACCAGGAGGAGATAATCCAGATTCAGAAAAAGGAAATAACATATTTAACATGGATGGAACTGATAACATAGCTGGCTTTGCCCATGTTGACCAATTCCCTTCACCAAGTATGAGCGGAAGCACAAAAGATTACGAATGGGAAGCATATCGTGGAGAAAACAGCCAACCACCTTATACTAAATTAATGCCCAGACCTTAAAATTAATAAACAAGAGAAAAACAATGCCACAACCAATTATTCCAATTAGTCAATTAAACAATCTTGACTCTATTTTCAACAAAGATACAAGTGAAAATTTTTCGGGTTCATTTAGTGCCATTCAACAACAATTTTTTGATGAACCTGTCCAAAAAACTGCCAAAACAAGCGAAAGTGCATTATCCCATCTGGAAGCAATTTCAAGTCATGAAGAAGACTTGATAACAGTTGCTAATTCTTTGGCGTCATCAGGGCGAAACAATCAAGTCCACTATCGTGTTCCAACCAGCATTAACGACACTGAATTAATTGGTCTTAAAACCCAGGGATTAGTTGTTGGTAGCGGAAGAGTGGTTACCTTCACAGATAAGGCCAAAATTGCTCTACGAGATAGATGGCTTTTGTCAGAAAATAAATTTAAACAAGAAAGAGTTAAGGATGGTTTTGACCACCCAATGCGCCAAGCATCTGAAACAAACAGTAAATTTGTTCGTACAAGCGAAAGAAAAAGAAAAATTATTGTATCAGAATAACATGATGAATCTTATGTCAGGTATTTCTTTAAATTTACACGCTGAGTCAATAGCAAACACAATGCACGAATTGGCTCAATGGAGTCAATCTCATCCTAATTCTAAAAAATATAATAAAAATTTGATTAAACTTCCTCCTGTTTTTTTATTAGAAAGTAAAAAAAACGGAAACGGATTAAACAATTTAATTGCAATGATTAAAACGATTGCTGAATATGAAGAAGGCAATGAAGATGGTGTGTGTCCAAAATTAATTGATTTACCATATATTTATAACAAAAACGGTGGACAACCGTCTTTAGGCGATAAAGATTTAAGAAAAATTCATAATTGGGTGCAACAAGTTAGCTTTGGTATAAGAGCTGCTATTTTAGAACAAGAAGAAAAATCTCCTTTGTTTAAAGATTGGGAATCTATTAGTGTCTCTGAACGCGTTTTTAGAAGACTGTACGCACATAATGACAGGCGTTCTTTTATAACTTGTTCCGCAGAAAATAAAAATGAATACAAGCCCTTAAAATATGCTGATGATGAAGCAAAAATAAAATGGATTGAACAAGAGTGCTTACAAAGAAAACAGAAACGCTTATCTAAATATGGGGCACAACCCACACCACAAGAATGGAAAATTTATGGTTTATCTGGTCAACCTATTAAAAAAACTAAAAATCAATTAAAACAAGAAATATCTATATTGTTAAAATTAGCAGAAAAACACGACAGCGTAGGGCAATTTAAGCAGGCTGATGAGATTACATGCAGAATAAATAAAATGAACAATGATTTAACAACATTAGAAAATAAAAACAATTGTACGAGGAACTAATGAAATTTGTAAGATTAAGTGATTACACACCAAAACGCTCTAAAGAAGTTGTGGAAGCTTTAGCGTTTTATACACAATTAAGAAACTTAAAAACTGAGCTTAAAATAGCGTTAAGTGAGTCAGGTAGAATTGTAACATCTACTATTAATTTATTACAAATAAAGATTGCACAATCATCCGCTGATGTTGCTGAAAAAGAAAAGTTACTTTCTTATAGAATGGGTGACGAACTTTTGGAAATTCGAAAACAATTTCCCGACATAAATGAAAGAAAACAAGCAATAGAAAATTGGTTTAACAAACCTAGTGGTTATAAAGATGCTCTGTGGATGCAACTAGACGAATATGGCAAGACTTTAAAAAATTATGTGAAAAGCAAATATAATGTTTCTGCTGATGCAGCAGAAGAAGCCGTACATGCAGCTATGACCTTTGTTATGGCGGGTGAAGATAAATCAGGCTTTTCCCCAATTATTAGCACTTTAAGCAGCTATGACCCATCTCATGGAACACTTGCTTTTGATTATATCAAACAAAAACTTAATTTCAGCACTCGTACCTTTCTTGAACAATATTTTAAGATTCAAAAAACTGAAAAAAGCATGAATCAAACCGTTGGAGACGCTGACGGCACAGAAATGGGAGACCTTATTGCTGCTCCGTCTCAAAGCGATGATTATGATATTAAAAGCTATTCTGAAGTATCTGATGAATTGATTGCTGCGTTTAAAAAACAAATAAATGAACTTGTGCTTGAAAACGCAAATCCAAATATAAGTCCAGCAAAAAAAGAATTAAACAAAAATCTTTTGTTGTCATATGCAAAGAAAGACAATCTTGTTAGGGTTCATTTGGTAAATCTCAGAAAACTTGGAGATAATATTGATGAATATGAAATGGACATTTCATATGACAACAAAAAAATAAGAGAACTTACTAACAGTTTGTTGGAAGGTGGCAACGACCTTGATTCCAATTCTGTAGAAAATGTTAAAGCTAATATTGCAAAAATAAAAGCTAACATACAACAATTAAAAGCTAAAAAGTCACAAGCTGTTGACATGTTTACACAAATTCGTTTCGAGCTTCAAGACATGATACAAATAGACAATGATGGTAATGTCATTGTAGAGCCATCTGTAGAAAATTTGGAAAAACAAAAAACAAAAAAAATAAATCCTAATAAAGAATTTGTTACACAGCAAAACTTAGACATTATCAAACAGAATCAAGAGCCAATTAGAGAGCGTCTTTATCCATGGCTTGTAAAATCTACTAATTTTTCCAACCAACACGGCGTTCGAAATGAAAACAGTTTGTTTAACAATTCTTTTGTTAGCAAAATAATTAAAACACCCGAAGCTTTTAACGCTTTGGTAACACAAAACTACGACGGCTTAGATGATTCGCAAAAAGCAAGTTCTGTTTATGTTACCATTGTTATGAAAGCTCTTTTAGAACTCAGAGATATTCAAGTAATTAACAAAAAATACGACACTATTGAAATGACAGAAGGAAAAAATCCGAAAGACTGGTTTGTTAAAACAGTTTTAGAAAGAATCAATAGTAACGAAATACTCAATTCTATAAATCCATCTTACAAAAAAAGTATCGAAAACGCGTTTGTAGATTTTATGTCAAGTGCTGATGGTTTTAGAAGCATGTATCTAAAAATTGATTCTTGGACTCGTGGCGCAGCATATAACGAGAAAAAAGAAGAATTGTTTCCTGGAAAAGAGTGGGGCGATTTAACGCCAGAAGAGCGAAAATCTATTGCGGAAGATGTTTACAAAGAACAATATGAAACAGGTGTTAGAAGATTTTATTTGGCAAACCCAGATAAAATCTTACAACACGGAGCTAGAATCCCCATACCATCAACTCATGAAGGAGAATATTATATCAATCAAATGACTGGAGAAGTTGAGCGTATTTCTAGTGATAAAGGCAATAAAAACTGGTTTGCTACTGAAAAAAATCCAGAACGATTAATGTTCAAGAGCAAAATCAAACAAAAAAACAGCAACACCCCTACATTCAAAGGAGTTGTTGCACCAGTATATGAAACTGACGACTCTTCTTTTGGAGGCGACGGTGAAGAAAGCACTTTGGCATACACTATAGATTCTCTAATAAAAATTGCAAATGCTTATGACAGTCTTGGAATGCACAAAAAAGCAGATAGTATAACTTCTCAAATTAAGAAAATAAGATATGGATAATCACGAATTCACTGTTAGATTTGTAGCGAATGACAACGCTTCGCGAGCAAAAGGATTAATGTTTGCTTCACCATTAGATGATGGTGAAGCAGCACTTTTTGTATTTCCGTACAGTGACAGACATGGTTTTTGGAACAAGAATGTATCTTTTAGATTGAGTTTAGCGTTTTTAGATGAAAATCAAAAAATAGTTGACATAAAAGATTTAGAACCACAATGCACCAAGCTTGTTACGCCAGACTATAGTGCAAAATATGTTGTTGAAGCTAAAAGTGGAGTGTTTGACAAGATTGGAATCAAAACAGGTGATTTTTTAATCTACGATTCTAATCAAAATAAATTAAAATCAATTAAAACATCATAATTTTTTGAAAAACAAAGGAATGTAAAAACCTTTTTCAAAAAGTATTATTAACACTAAGTTTAATGCTAGTGAAGGAATAAAAATGGCACAAAGAATTTTCCCCACAAAATTACAAGACGAACTTGGCAGTAAATTGGAATTTAACGGTATTAATATTGATACCGTTGTTGCCAGATTAGCCGAGTCGCAAGAAGACAAAAAAACTTCTTTATCACCTGAACTTCTTGAAAAAATCGCTGAAATAAAACTAGATATGGTTACTAGCGACGACGAAGATGATGACACTTTGTCACGTGAAGCTAAGAAAGAAATACCAGAAGCTTTTAAAGAGCATATGTTTAAAAAGAAAACTGAAGATGATGAATCCGAAGAAGAATCTGATGAAGAAAAAACTGAAGATGATGAATCAGAAGAAGAAGAAGAAATCGTAAAAGGCACTAAAAAAGCTGAATCTAGAAAAAGAAGAATTAGATTTACCAGTGCATCTCAATTAACGCCTGAAGCAGCTGTGGCTGCCAAAGAGCAAGGCGATGAAGAGCTTTATAGAGCAATTCTTTCTGCGCGAAGTGATGTTAGAGCAAGAGAAGCCCAAAAGCTTATTGATTTAAGCGAAGAAGCATTGAAGCGAGAAGCAACCGCCATTGCAAACAGCAAAAGACAAGCTTATCGCATGAAAATTGTTAGCAACGAAGAGCAAACTCGCAAATCTGTTGCCAGTGCAAATGTTGTAAAGCCCAAAACATCAAACGTTAATGAGTCTCCTTTTAAAACGGTTAAGTCTATGACAGATGACGAACGAGATTATTTCAAAAAAATCGCTGCAAACAAAGGTATGCCAGAAGAATATATTGCAAGCATGTTTGGCGCAGTAAGCAATGATGTCCCTGACAACTCTGTAGAGTTAAGTATTCGCGACATCATGGCTTCTAACATGAATGAAGCGACCAAAAAGTTTGCAATTGACGGTTTGGTTAAAACAGCCAGTCTCGACAAAGAAAATATTAATCGTTTGAAGAAATATTGGAAAGAAGAACTGGGTTATGGTGACGAAGAGTGGATTGACGATTTGTTTACCACTAAATACGACAAATAATCTTAAGGGTTGTATATTATGTCCTGGGTTTTACCCAGGACATAATAAAAATTAAAATGAAAGAAGAAATTCGAAGAGAAGAAACAAGAAACATCGAGTCTTATATAACAAGACTCGAAGATTTATTGTCAAAACAACCAACTCGACAAAGAAAAATAGTCAACTCCACCAATAACAATATAGCTGGACCAAATACTGGTCACCTACCAAATTTCTCAACCAGCAATATTATCGACACGCAATTATTTAAAAAAGATAGCGGAAATTAACATGAGCAAATTTAGAAGAGTAGAAGATGTGCAAAACACTCCACAATATATCGTGGACCGTTTTGCTAATACCGAAAGCGACCCATATAAAGCGTTGAGACAAGGCCAAAAAGAAAGGCAGATGAAAATCGCGTCTCAAGAAATGGGTGCTCAACGCACGGCTGAGCCGCAAGTATTTGATTGGGAAAAAATTGAATCACAATCCGAATTTGTTCAACCCAGCATGATGAGAGGGCTTGACGAAGATTTAACTCGTTTTAGCGCTGCTGATTTAAATCCAAATTCGGTTCGTCGTCTTGATACAGAGTATGACTCAGGTATCAACACTCGTTCAGCTGGCAACGAATTGTTCGTAACACAAGCTGATGCACTTCACTTAATCAAGTGTGGAGCTTCTATGTGGAATCCAGAATTTGCTGATGTTGAACAACTTTGTGCAGACACGATGGAAGAACATAATCAAACTTTTGCAGACCAAGAACGACGAAGAAGCATAAGGTCGGAAAATCACAAAAAGTGGGAAAAGAAAGCATCACGAAGAGAGTTAATGGGCAGAGGTAGCGTTCCAGACAGAGCAGGTGTTGTTATAAGAAACTCTTACAACAACGAATTTGTGTCTGAAACTTCTTTCGGATTACCAAATTACGAATCTGTGTTAGCGCAAGAAACTGCAAGAATGCAAAGAATTAAAGAGTCTAGAGAATCCCGACTTGAACTTAAACGCAAGGGTTATAGCCCTGGAGAAAAACAAGAAAATTGGGAATCTCATGCTCGAAGAGCGGTTCATGCTGCAAGATTTTCCGACCAACACATTGATTGGGTTGATAGATATGTTTCAGATTATCAAAATGATAACGAAGTTATAAGCTAAAGGTATAAACAATGCCATATAATCATGTTGTGTCGCAATCTGCAATTGAACCAATTGATGCATCTAATCCAGCAAATGGTATAAATAATATATTGATGCAAGGTGGAATGGATGCTGGAGGCGCTGTCGGAAGTGCTTTACCAGCATCCACTGGAATGCCAGCAAGTGAAGCAAAAAAGATTTTAAATCATGTTATTGAATCTGGTGCTAACGCTGCCAAATACAAGGGTGTTGTAGAAGATTTATACAACAAATTAACAAATAAAAACATTCAAGAAAAAGTAGGCAAATTGCTACAAGCTCTAGAAAAAAACAACGATGTACGGCACCAAACCAAAGACCCTCAAACAGGCTTTAAAGACCCCACTGCATCACAAATAGCACAACAAATAATTGTGGAGATTAATCAAATGGAACAAGAAAAGGACACTACAGAAAAACAGGCTTCAATTCATGTTTTTAATCTTCGTGAATCTCAAGAAAAAAAGAAAAAGAAAAAACGAGACTCCAGGGGTAATCCTTTTAAAGTTTTGATGGGTAAAGTTGGTAAACTTTTAGACCATGGCATTTCTAAAAAAGATATCATTAGATTTATCATGAAAGAAGGTCACTGGAATGAAGAAACTGTAGAAAAAGCAGTTAACATAGTTAGAGATTACAACAAGAAAAAACACAGAAATGACAAGAAGTTAAAAGAAACGCAAGAAAAAGAAGCTACAACGCAGAAAGATACTGTTGTGGCTAATAACATCTTTAATTTAACTAAATATGCGCAATCGTCTTTAGAGCTTGACGGTGTTTATGGAATACAACCAGAATGGTCTAAGCGCTCAACAGCTGAATTAATCATGAGAGCAAGTTGGTTAATTTCTTTGCAGAATTACGACGAAAACACTCGTCAAGGTGATGGGAAAAAAGCAGCAAACAAAAAAGGCGTATCTGCACAATTAAAAGATATTAAAAAAGCATTAGCTGACAGAGGCTTTGACGGCGAAGAATTATTTGACAATCTACAAAGGAAATTTTAAAATGAACACCAACAACGCAAAGGTTATATTGTCTAAACAAAACGACAAAACACAAGATGACAATCGGTCTTTAATTGGCGGTTCCGGTTTGCTTGATGCTGTTCATGACACAATCGAAAAAATCACAGAAATTTTAAACAAAATTCATGACGATTCAGAACAAGAAAATCAAGACGATAAAGTGGATTTTGTTAAAGATGTAAAAGACGAATCTGGTGATTGTAATTTACCTGTTGAAAATTTTACAAACATACCATCTTTAGCTTTCGATGTTTTAAATGATGATGATTTTGTATCAGAAGACCCCGTGGTTGAGCATTTTAAAAACGACATTGGTGGTTGCAAAGGTTTAATTAAGATTTTAAAAATAACTCCTGCATCAACTGTCGTAGAAAAATTATCAACTATTTACAACACACTTCACGGCATCAGAATCGCTCATAGAGCACAAGAACTTGGAAAGATTTTTCTTAACATTAATGATGCAGCAAAAGGCTTGGGAGCAAGTCATCAATTAATTGCTGTTCAAAAATTAGAAAAATTAGCACAAGATTCTAAACCCAATGAAAGATTTGCATTGTTAAAAGCTAGAGATGCCGTGCTAGAGGGCACAGCACAGCACTTGGACGCTGCTGGGTTTAGAGTGCGGGCCGTATTTTCACAATACGCTCCAGAGCCAATGGTTAAAACTGCATACACGAATTTAGAAACTCAAACGGGTGATTTAATCATGCTTCCTCAAGGCAAGCATCAACTCGGACATCCCACCACTATAGAATTGTCAAAATTTAGAGACCATAGTGTAGATGCCAAAATTGACCCAAACACGGGTGATGTTACCAATGGATATTTAGACTTCGAAAAAAGAAGAGATAATTCTCAGTCAGCACGAAGTCGATTTGAAATTCACCGAAACCCTGTCAATGATGAATCTTTGTTAACTTTAGCAAAGGATGAGCGTTCTAAACCATTAACATCTAACGAGCGCAATTACGAACAAAGATTAGATGAAGATACCACAAACAGATACAATCAAAAAGAATGGGACAAGACACGCGAAGAAGCGTTGGATAAAGCTAAAAAATCAAACCTAGGTCATCACGGTGAACCAAAGGATGATGAAAGTATAGCTTCAACACTTTCAAAAACAGCGGCTAAATATAACAAAATTGACTCGGAATCTGAAGACACATTTGGGGAACAATTGTCTGCTGCACACAATTTTACTGATGGTTTAACCTTAGAAGAAATGCTAGATGACGAAAGAGTTGGATTGACAGAAGATGAATTAGATATGCTGTTAGAAGAATGGTTGGAAAAATCTAGAAAAAACGAGAATTAATCATGTGGTATAAAATATCTCAAACAGGATTTGGAGGTGGGATTTTCAATCCCATAGAATTCGCTATTCAGCAACAAATGCTTAAAAAAGATAATAAAGATAAGCAAGATGATAGCGAAATTTTACATCACAATCCTATTGAAGAAGCCACAAGCGCTTATGAGCAAAGATTATGGGATACTATTGTAAACAAAACCGATAGTATTACAAGTGACAATTATTTTGACAACCCTGATTCAAACCGCGAAGGTGTAGCAGTTGAAGCAGAAGAAGCTCGAAGATTATCACCTTATCATAAAAATCCAGAAGAAACCACAATGGAAGAACAATTGGAAGCAGTAAGACAAGAAAATGTTAACTCTGACTTGCCAGAATCCATGTCCTCTACAGAAGGTGCAAGGGGAGAATTGTTAGTTCGTGGTGATTTTCCATACATATCAGGAAAAGGTTGGACAGGTTACGAAGATTTACCATCTGATAAAAGCTGGGCTTAGTTGTATAACTTGTTTGTAATACTTTTTTTGGTGAACAATGGCTAATAAAGATAAAAAGATTGAAGGTTTAGATGTAGCGATTAAAACTGCTGCCAACAGCGCAATGGGTATTAAAACAGCGCAAGAAGACTTAAACCAACAACCGTTAGCGAGCATAAGAACAGCTAGAACAGACGGAACAGTTACAAAAAGAACAGGACAATATTCTGGCGGTGGTCAAAACTCAACTATCGGACCACCATCGTTTTATGCACCATGGCTCACTGCGTCATCATGGCAAATACCCAACAACAGAAAAGAAGTCTATCTTTGGGCTCAGTGGTGGGTGGACAACGAACCGAAAGTTGCAGCTGGTATAGAATTTTACACAGACTTTCCATTAAGTGGTTTTACTCTGGAATGCGCAAATGCTTATGTGAAAGATTATTTTGAGAAATTAAACAGAAAATTAAAAATCACTAAAAAAACCCCTCAAATATCACAAGAGTATCACCTTCGGGGCGACTGTTTTGTTTTGGCATCTATTGAATGTGAAACGTGCGGTGGATTAAATATTAATCCAGATACTGGAGAACAATGCAATCACGAAGGCGCAAGTTGGAAAAACTTATCTGTTTTAAATCCAGACCATATAGAAGTTCATCCAGCGATGCTAGACCAAGAACCAGAATATTTCTACATTCCTGATGACATGATGAAGAAAGTGGTTCAAGAAAAGAAACCTGAAAAACTTTATAATTCTATGATGCCAGAAATGCGTAAATTGATTCAAAGCGGTCAACCTATTCATTTTTCTCAAGAATGTATCTACCATTTTAAACGAGGTGGAATGCCTTGGCAACCATTCGGAACTTCTTTGTTAAGAAGGCTGTTTCAAACACTAGCCTATAAAGATAAAATTAGACAAGCAAACTGGTTGGTTGCTGAAAGACATATCATACCAGTTAAAATTGTTAAAGTTGGAGATAAAGACCGACCTGCAACAGAAGAAGATTTGATGCAAGCACAAGACGAATTAACGTCTTTAGCAAATGACCCTCTACTTACTATTGTAACTCACCATGCGTTTGAATTCGACTATGTGGGAGCCAGTGGTAAAATACTACAGCTATCACAAGAGTATGAAAACATAAACCAAGACATTATTGATGGCTTAATGTTAAACAAAGCTATTATCAATGGCGAAGGACCATCATACAGCAATGCTCAAGTAGGCTTACTTACGATGGCAAAAAGATTAGAAAGGTTTAGAGAAGAAGTCGCTTTTTGGATGGAAGAGCATCTTTACAAGCCTGTTGCTATATGGAATGGATTTACAACAGAAGGAAAGCGAGGGCAAATAGAGTATGTTTATCCAACTGTAAAATGGGATGACCTACAGTTGCGTGATGATACTGGAAAGTTGCAAACACTACTTGCGGCTAATCAAGCTGGCATTGTTTCAAATCAGTCTGTGGTTGAAGCTCTTGGACTTCCATATGACCAAGAAGTTGAACGACTTCGTTTTGAACAAGGTTCTTCGTTTATTTCTTCACCAGACTTGATGAACACTGACATTACAAATGGATTCGGTGGTATGGGAACAGGATTTAGAGGCGCTCTACCTGGGATGCCCGGTGGACCAAATATTTCTACCCCTGAAAGCCCAACATCTCCGCTAGGTTCACCAGATATGGGAGGCATGCCAGGATTAGCACCAGCGGCCAGCACTGATTGGGAAGGTAATTATAGATTCGCGTCTTGTGTAAGTGGAGATATATATGATGTGCAGTTAGCATCTTGTGAAAACGAAAAAATCATAAGAACCGCAAGTAAAAAAATCATAAGTAGCGCCCATAGAGCATATCTGGAAAGCATTGCTCCGGTTACAGGAAGAGGGATGGTTGGACCTATCCCTATGGAATCAGAAGGAATATTAGAACAATTGGCAATTGGTCCAGCAGATGGTGGTCCGTTTTGTACTCCAATGAACAGATTGGCTATTTATCAATTACAAGAATTAGACAAATCTCTTGGTGGTGATGCCATGACAAGAATAGCTGCCAAAAAAGGTGACACAAAGCAAACATACCGATTTACTTCATTAGAGCAAAAATTATATAAAATATTGATGCAAGCTGGATTACCATTAGCATGGTATGCACAATATTTAGCTGGACCTTCTTTAGAATATCAACTAGATGCCGCTATACCAGCTATTAAATTGGGCTTAGAAGCAGATGGAGAAATATATCATAACAATCCAGAGAAAATCGCAAAAGACCGCAAACGTGATTCTTTATTAGCCACACAAGGGTGGACTGTTTTAAGATTTACAGAAAGTGAATTAAACGAACACTCTGAAGAAGTTTTAAAAGTTATCATGCAAACAATTAGAAGACTTCTGGGTGCTGGACAACATATGGGCTCATCTGTTTATATTTAAAAACAAAAGTATATACAAATACAAAAACAAGCCGCATTTAAACATGCGGCTTGTTTTTGTATAACAATGTTAATGTTGAATATTAACACTCTTTACGAAGGTGATTGTTTAGATATAATGAAACAAATAGACGAAAATTCTATTGACCTTATTGTAACATCTCCTCCATATTATTTAAATAAAGAATATGAAAAAACTATTTCATATGATGATTACATCGAAATGATGCAAAACGTTTTTCTGGAAACAAATCGTATTTTAAAAGGAGGAGGATATGCAGTATTTAATTTTGGTGATTATTTTAATAGTGGTAATAGATTTTATGATTCTGATGTCCCCGCATGTTATCCCGCATCTATAAATTATTTTAAATGGGGAGTTGAAATGGCGAAAATGGATTTACAGGCTACTCGTATTTGGAGAAAACAATTTGCAAAAATGGGTATCCCTTTTGTTTGCAACAAACATCCCAGACCAGTTTTTGATTACGAACATGTGTGGACTTTTAGAAAAAAGAATGGCTCAAACGTTGAATTTGTAAACGATAGGAAAATGACACAAAGGGGTGTCATTGGAGAAACGTGGACTTCCAAAGCTGGTTTAGCAAAACATTGTGCCGCCTTCCCTGTTGAATTACCAGAATGGGCTATTCAAGTTTACTCCCAAGAAAATGACACGGTGCTAGATATGTTTGCCGGAAGCTGCACTACCGCTATAGCTGCAAAAAAACTAAACAGAAATTGGATATGTATTGAAAAATTAAACGAATATTTTAATTTGGGTCATAAACGCATAGAAGAATTTGACAATTTAATTTAAAAACAAATTATTAAAAGGTGGGTTTTCACCTTTTAAACAAATAAATAAATTGAAGAACAAATGATTTATTTGATTTTTTGAAAAACAAAGGTAATAACATTTTTTTGACAAATACATATATATTGTACGATTTTCAAAAAAAATGAACCAAAGTAGAGAGAAACCAACATTATGATGGAGAAAAGAGGAAAATCAGGTGGATTTATTACCATAAGTTCCTTGGTCAATAGCAATGACAGAAAAAGTGCTGGAAATGCAAGACTTGCTATGGCTACGAATTCTGCTGTTAGGGTTGCTGCAAAAGAAGGTTTGTTAAGCCTTTATGCAGATGCAGATGATGTATTTAAAAAATACAAAGATTTTGACATTGTTGATGCAATGAAAAAACACCAAGGAAAATTGCTTTGGGTGCGAGCAAGAGCAATAGATGCTGATGTAGCAAATGCCAATGGTGATTATTTTAGTGAATCAGAATTAACATCCGAAGTAGTTGACCAAAAAAACAACAAAATGCCTGCTTACAAAACGTTTGAAGGGGTTCCAATTTATACGAATCACAAAAACGATGACATTGAACAAGCCAAAGGAATGGTTGTTTATGCAGAATGGGATGATAAGGAAAAATGTGTATATTGCACATTTATAGTAGACGAAGAAGCATATCCTGAAATTGCTCGTGGTATTCGCGTTGGGTACATGAAAGATGTGTCTATGGGTTGCCAAGTACAAAGTGGAACTTGTTCTGAGTGTGGAAACAAGGCCACAACAGAAAAAGAATATTGCGATTGTCTTAAGAAATACAAAGGAAAGACACATCCAAGAACTGGTAAAAAAGTTTACGAGAAAAACCACGGAATTAAATTCATTGAGTTATCTGTTGTTGGCGACGGTGCGTTTGACAGTTGCATGATTGAAGAATTATACGATGTTGATGATATTATTGAAAAAGCAGCATCGCTAGACAGAAAAGCAGAATCACTCAGAACCACAATTGCATTAGCTAGTACTTCGACTCCAGAAGATTTTGTAATTCGCAGAGCATATGAAAATTGTCTCAGAAAAGCACAAGACACTACAAAAGATGCTATTAGAGTAGCACAAAGTGCTGGAACTCTTGTCGGTGGACAACTTTTAGCAGCTGATGGTGCAGGCAACAACACAACTGTTGCAAATATTTTAAAATTCCTTGGAATTGAAGGAAACGCAGGGTTAAACATACTTGATATGTTAAATCTTGCTCTTAATTTCTTAGAAGTTGCTGTAATGAATCTTTTTGCAAGAAAAGACAATGTTGATTTAGGACACGTTGGTAAAATTACCAAATCTATGGCGGATTTACAATCCACCATGCAAGACATGATTGATGATGGAGTTGAAACTGGAGATTCTGGTCAACAGCCAATGAATCAAGGTTCTATGCAACCACAACAGCAACTTCAACCTGGGTCAAATGTGGCACAGGATGACTACTCTCAAGCTGGAGCCGTTGGACGTGCTCTCGGCCCACAACCATCGCAACAAGTTGGAGCACCACAAGGCGCACCACAAACGCAAAATCAGGCATTTACAGGAATGCCTATGGGATTTGGTGGTGGTATTTTTGCCAACACCAAAGGCCCAAGAATAGTTTGGGCTCATGATGAAAATGAAGAAGTAAATGCAGACAGGATGATAACAGCTTCTGTTTCGCAAAACAATTCTGCACCATCAGAGTTGGCTCAATCTGCTTATAACAATAAGCAGATAACAAAATTGGCAGAATCAATAATGAATCTTGCCGAAACACTGGGTGTTCAAAAAGACACTCAAACACAAATGGTGGTTTCAAAACCCCAATCTAGCATCAAACCAATTAACCAGACCCGAGGAAATAAAAATATGGACTTTTTCAAGCAGTTCTTTCAAGCTCGCAATAAGCGAGAAGCGGCGGTAATGGAGCAAGAAGTGAAAGTGTCCGATAAATCAGGACACGAGCTTCGACTTTCAGCCGATGGCACTATTAAAGCGTTTTATCATGAACAACTTGTTCGTGATTTTGACCCACAACTTACTGAAGAGCACAAATCTCTAATTGCGTCAGAAGACGGCCCACGTGTTGCGGCATCTTTGTTAGCCGATTTTCAGAATTTTACTCGCACAGCAAATTGGAAACCATCACACGAGTATGACACTACCCGAGAAGAGCAACTTGAAGCAGTGCGAACTGGCACTGACGAAGATGTCAAAGAGCGACTTCTTGAAGACAAAGCTGGTCGATATAACAGAACAAATTCAGAGCAAGATATCAAAGAACGGGAATTAAGTAAAAATAATTTAAGACCTGGAAGTGAAAATATTGTGAAAGAAAATCTTTTAGGAGAACATGCTGGTTTGTATTCTAGAAAAAACAATGAAATTGATGTAAGAGAAAATCTTCTCAATGATGCTAGAAGAGGCCACCCAACCGATGTTATTGAAGAACAAATTGAACAAGTTCGCAATAATTATGGACCAGGAGATGTGGGATTGGTAACAAGTTCTTCCATAGAAGCTCTTAGCAAAGCAGTTATTGCCGCTAGAGTTACTCCAGAAGAAGTAGTTGAAACAACAAAATCTCTTGCAGAAAGAAATGACTTTGTTGAATTAATTCAATTGGCTCACCTTGGCGATAAAACACGAAGAGTTGAAGCTAAAAGAAACGATTTCTGGAAACTTTCTTCAACAGAAATAGCCACCGAAGCTGCTATCTTAGACGCTTTAGGTTCTATTGTGAATGAAAACGTAACAGCGGCAGATATTAGTGAGTGTTTGCATATTGTTACATCAGAAGTAAGCAAAGCAATTCAATCAGTTACTCGATTGGTTAGAGCACAAATTGACGACAACAACAACATTGAACCATCTCTACTTAGAAAAACAGTTTCTAAATCTGACAGATACAAAGCTGCTTTAGCAACTATAGCTGAAACTGAAACTGAACAACCTTTAAGAGACCACATTAAAACAGCATTGTTTGCTCTTGCCAACTCTGCCGACGAATTGTCAGCACATCCAAAAGAATTGGTCATCGCTTTAAGTAATGTAGACGAAACTGATTTGTTGACTGATATTGAAGTTGCTCGCTCAGCTTCAGTGAGAGAGTCAAGATTGCAAGTTAGAGCTAGAAAAGATTTCTGGGGAGCAAATCGGTTTGCATCACAAGAAGGTGTGTATGAAAATGTAATAGGTTGGCTGGCGGATTATTCAGAAGCAGGAAATTATTCCAGCAGAAGTATTGTTACAGCTGCTAAGCGACTAGTGTCTAATCCTAATGCTGCTGAAAAATTAATCAACAAGATTGTTTCTGCGTCAACAACTAAAACATCAGCAATTCAAGTGACTGACGAAAGAACCAGCACCAAAAGACTAGAATGCACGGTTAGTGACGTTGGTCTTGACCCCAAGGATGAAAATTTTGAATCAGCTTTCCGAGATAAAGCAATAGACATAATGACATCCAATGGTTACACAGTTGACCCATCTACTTTCTCATTTACAGACTTAAACATCAATGGAGACACCGTTAGTGCTTCTGTTACATCAACCGTAAGAAAAACTTTTACAGCTGATGCTCCATCAGAGATACAACCCGATGTTCCAGAACAAATTGGTGTTGATGCTGTAGAAGGCCCAAGCGTTATTATGAGTGAGTCTATAAAAAATCTTAGAGTTGCAAAACGACAAGAAATTTTAAACAGATTCGCACAAGCGCCAGCAGGAGTTATGGGTGCGCCACCAGCTGGAGCACCAGCACCAATGGGAGATTTAACTGGTGGAGCCGATGGCTTTGGAGTTTCTTCTTTCACTGCTCCTACTGCTGAAAATCCTGAAGCAGAACCAGGCAATATTGACGACATGCCAGAACCCGGCACCAAAAAGCCTTGGGGTACGGTTTGTCCACAATGCGGTAGCGAAGATGTTGATATTGCTAACGGAGAAGGAAATTGTAATTCTTGTAACGCACAGTTATCATTTGAATTCACTGCAAAAGTCAAACCAAATGAAGGAAAAGAAGATGCAAACGATTCAGAGCCTATGATGGAAGACCCTTCATTAGAGCTTGGTGGAGACATGGGATTAGGAGCCGCTACAGCTCCTGCACCTGGTAGCCCAGCCCCTGTTGGTGCTGCGCCTGGTCCTGGTGGAACTGCGCCAATGATGATGGCTTCATGGAAGACAAGCCCAGATACTCTTATTAGAGTAGCCCAACTTGGAAACAAGCTTGACAGAAAAGCTGAAAAGATTCTTCCAGTAGGATTCGTTTGTCCAGGATGTGGAAATAGAGAAGTTAACAAAATAGCTTCCACAGGACGGTCATATTGTTATGACTGTGGAACAATATCTGTTTCCGAAATTAAAGAAGTAAATGGAGATATCTATTCTTCTATTTCATGGATTATTTAAAACCACAATCCTAACTTACCCGGCTCTTAGAACACAGTTCTAAGAGCCTTTTTAGTTCATTTAGTCTTTTTTAAATAATTATGCCATCAAAAGAAGGTGAAAACAAAAAAAAATTAGAAGAGACTAATGTTGCAATATTTAATATTGACAAACAACGAAAGGGAGCAAGTCAGTAAATGAAAAATCAAAATACCAGCGCCCAGCGTGAATCGGTACTTAAGTCAATGAGATTGGCTGAGTTTCGAGATATTTTAAATACTACTGATGCCGAAGATATGGAAAGTTGCGTAACAGACTTAGTTAAAAACGCAGGTTTAAGCCTATCAGAAGCAAAAGTAGTGGCTAACTCTTATCGCTCTAAAGTACTTCCAAGAATCGCATCTGAGATGGGATTAAGTGATGAAGATGCTGAAAAAGTGATAGGACTTCACGGTGGAGCAACAAAGACTACTGACTTCGCAAAAGACAAAAACACAGACGACGAAAACGACGACAAAGATGGCATCTTGCCCAGCGAAGAATCTATTGAAGATGAAATTGCTGAACATGGTCATATTCCATCAGAAGAAGAAGAAGCACTTGAAGGTGAAACACCTGAAATGCACTCACCAGAAGTTGAGCAAGCTATCAACGAAAGTGAAGAACTTGAAGAAGATTTAAACACAGATTTAAGCGAAGTAACTGAAGATGAAGGCAACACAGCCTTAATTCAAATCGAAATACCAGCAGATGAAATTGATGCAGTTCAAAGATTGTTAGATGAACATTTTGGCGGTGTTAGTGCTGAAGATAATGACGACGAAATATTACCAGTTAAGGAAGAAGCTCTTCCACTGGATGAAGCAGAACTTGCGGTTGAAGCTCCGGCAAACCCGCTAGAAATACAAGACAAGGTGGAACCTATGGATGCAAAACAGCTATTAGCTCGCAAACAAGAACGCGCTGCAATTCTTGCAGGCGTTAACACCCGCACGGTAATTGCCGAAGATGAAACTAAACCCAGGGACATTGGACTTGGAAAAGATACATCAGCAGGCGGTAAAGCATTCCAACACGCGGGTGACGCTCAATATATTGGGGAAGATAAACGACCCACTACGACAAAACAAAATTCTGAAGGCAACAGCCTCAAAGAAGACAACCCAACATTTAGTAAACAACCTATTCCTACAAATAATCCTGAGAATCTTCAGCTTAAGAGTGGATATGAAGTTGTTAAAAAAGACGGCAACAGTGATGGAAGTTTAGAATATTCAGTTGATTTTAATCAACTTGATAACATTCCATCAGAAAGTCCAGACCGTATTGACAATTATTCCGTTCCAACACAAATGGACAATGTGGTTACTCCACGTAAAACAACTGTGGCTGAGCGAATTGTGGAATGCAGTGGCTGCAACAATCCAAGCACAAAAATGGTTAACAAAGCCGAGTGCCAAGATTGCAAAACAGTTATAGCTATCTGCGAAGATTGTGAAACAGAAGGTTATTGCCCAGTATGCGCAAGCGTTGCTACAGTGAAAAATGTTGTTGCAGACACTGAAATTACCATTGAATCCGCCCAAGATTGTGAAAAATCAAAAGACGAAAAAGAAAATGGTGATGGCTTTACTCGCAAACCACACGAAGATGATGAGTCTTCACGAAAAGCTAATACATTATACAAAGCAAGATTAAAGACAGCTTATTCTGTAAGTTGCCAACTTGCATTGGCAAATGTTATTGAGCCAAAAGATGTGGACGCAAACGCTGACATGTGGATGGCTGACAATTTAAGCCCAGCAACTATGATTGCACAAGGCAAATTGATGCTTAAGTCTGCTTCTTCAGCAGCTGAAAGAGTGGCTTCTAGCTATTCTGAAAATCGCAACGTTCGACATTCGAACATCTCTTTAAACCCAGGTGCGTTTAACAATGCGGCAACGCAAAATTCTGCGCCCCACGACTTAAAAGAGGCTCTTCAGGGCCTTTTCATGACTAAATTCGATTAATCAAATTTAGAAAAAATCTAGGAGTAAATAAAAAATGGCTATTCGACCTCTTTTCGAACTAATTCAATCAAACTATGAAATGCCTGCTAGCGTAACATGTTTGGCTGGTGATGCACTTGTAAAAAATCCATACACTGGACTTTGCGCAGTTGCTGACCGAGCCCTTTCAGAAACCGCTTTCAACGGCTCAAGCACATTCCCACATGACGCGGGCTTCTTTGTAGGCTTCGCTGCTGACGACCACGCAAGAGTTGGCGCTACGACCATTCTTCCTGACCCTGTTGGTTCAACTGTTGTAAGCAGCGATGGCTCAACATTCACCGCTTCTAATAACGGCTTCTATGCTGTTGCAAAAAGAGCATTGGGTGATTTCATGGACGAACTTGTAACTAACGTTACCGACCCAACAAGTGGCGCAACTGGCTATCAAGGACCACGACGTGGAATTGGTGTTTACACATCACCTTCAGGTCAATTCGTAACTGATAGATTTACAGCTGCGGCGAAAACAAGCACATCCACGGCTGACCAAGATGCGTCTGTTACCTTCTTGCCAGGCGACTATCTAACTTTCGGCTCTTCTTCTGGTGCAACATTATCCAATGTTGGAAAGTTGATTCAGGTAGACAGAGGCGCAGAATCTGCTGACGGTGTAATCATCGGAAAAGTTGATAAATATGACTCAAGCGCAGGCTTGCTCTACTTTACTCAACTCCAAGCATCAAACAAGGCGGCATGGACTAACAGAAGCTAATCCATAACGATTAAAAAAGAAGGAGACTTATAAAAAAATGAGCATGGTAAGAAACAATCGAAACACCAATGAGCAACGAGAAGCTATTATTGCAATGGCGCTCGACACCGCCGATGGACGTGTAGCTCTTGCGCAAGCAATGGTAGAGCCCATCAAAACTAGCTTGATGTATCAAGCAATTGGACGAAAATTACTTATGGTAGACGAACTACCACAAGGCGCTCTTCCTCGTTACGAAAGAGATGTGGCTGTTAAGTCATATGTCATTCCAAAGCGCGGAATGGTTCCAACTCACGTAGTTGAAGCTGAAGAGTTGTTAATCCCTGTTATTGAGTTGGCTACCAACCCACAAATCAAGATTAACGAAATTAATCAACGACGATACTACATTGTGGACCGAGCACAAGTTCGAGCTAAAGACTCTCTGCAACGACAAGAAGATGTTGAAGTTTTCAAAGTTATCAACGCAGCTGTTCCTTCAGACCACAGCATCGCTGTGTCTGGAACGCTTCAGCCAGAAAACATCAACCTTGCTCTTACGCTGATTGAAGAGCACGAACTTATCGGCGCAAAGGTGATTATGCACCCACAACGCTACAACGATGTTCGAAACTGGGGCAAGGACTTCTTTGACGAAGCAACCCAAAGAGACATCTTGATGACAGGTCTTTACGGACACATCTACTCTGCGGACATCCACGTTTCTACGATGGTTCCAAAGAACGCTGTGTATGTTCTCGCACCTGCTCAGTTCGTTGGCGCAATGCCTGTTCGACAAGACATCACTGTTCTCCCTGCTGACGACCCCAAGAAACTTCGGTTGGGATGGGTTGTCTTCGAAGAAGTGGGCTTTGGTGTGATAAATGATTACAGCGTTTCGAGAATTATTGTTGCCTAACAAGCAATAATCTCTCTTGAGATTTGAACCTGAATCCCCGGAAAACCGGGGATTCTTTTTTAATTTGAAATATTTGTAGCGTATATTATCAAAAATACAGTATAATAGAATTATCATGAGAATATACACACTCAACGAAGAATTTTTTTCTACTTGGACCCCAGAAATGGCTTATATGCTTGGCTTTATTGCTGCTGACGGATGTTTGCACAAATACGTTGACAGGGCCAATAGCTACGGACTTTCAATGAATCTTCATTCAAAAGACCGCCACATACTTGAATCATTCAACAACATGATTGGAAGTAATCGCCCTATAGGTATTGTTCCAGCCACAACATCCCTTGCTAAGAATGGAAAAACATATAACAAAGCTGAACTAAGCGTTTGGCGCATCAACTCGTTTAAAATCGCTCAAGATTTGATGCGTCTTCACATTCACCCTCGCAAGTCGTGGACGGCTGAGTGGCCTACTGACTATCCGTCTGAATTCATGTCTCACTATGTTCGAGGTTTCTTTGATGGGGACGGCTGCATTCATTTGATTAAGCATCCATCGCAAAAAAGTAAATACATCGGTGTCAACTTCTGCGGCCCTGAACAGTATCTTCTTGGATTAAAGGCAACGCTAGAACCTATCATTGGCAAGCCTTACGGCTATATGCGGCCTGTTAAAGTCAAAGGTGGAACTTACTTCCAACTTGTTTATTCTGGCGCTGCTACGATTAAAAAATTGATGGACTGGATGTATGAAGATAGTGCGCCCGAAATGCGCTTACTTCGCAAGTACCGCATTTACAAGGATTTCTACCGCAACATTGATGATGCTACTTTAAGACAGAACGATTTGACAGTTCCACATTGGAAGGATGTTGAAAAGTGGCTCGTTGAAATTTTTGATGAAGAAAAGAGCATTAGCGATTGGGCTTCTGACGAGCGCTGTCAGGTATCACGGCAAACTCTCTATCACCGCATCATCAAGTGTCAGATGAATCCGAAGGATGCGATGTTAATTCCTGCTGGGGATGTGGAGTCTGTAAATCATAGGGCTGATGTTCCTTCTAATCGGGCTACGCTTTCGTGGGCTAATGTGAAGGAAATTAGACAGCTTAAAAAAGTTGCTAATTTAAGTAACGCTCAAATTGCTAAGGACTTAGATGTCAGCATTCATATTGTTGCTGATGTTCTTATGGGAAGAACTTGGCAGGATGACACTTATGTTCCTGTCAAGTCTTCTCAGGGGCGTGTACAGCATTACCAATATAATGGCGAGCAGATGACGCTAACTCAAATTTCAGCGTTGTGCGGTGTTTCTAAGCCTACTCTTGATAGAAGATTAAAGGATGGGATGAGTATGTCTGAAGCGACAAAGAATGGGCGTAAGGAATCCAAGGAATACAATTTACCAGAAGTTAGTCGCACTGGATTAACAGCTGGTAAAGTTAAGGAAATACGTCAGGATTATTTGGATGGCGTCAAGGGAATAGCGGCATATGAAAAACATGATTTAAAGAAAAGTCACTATATGGATATAATTTTAAACCGTACTTGGAAAGAAGATAATATTTGGTGGAAGGATTAATGTGGTATAATCACATCAATGGATAAAGAAACAAATCTTAACTCAAAAAAGTTTTTCACTGACGAGGAAATATCTAACATGGGCAGTGGATTCAAACGCTATTTAAAAGAAATAGCGTTGTATTACAGGTCAATATATGAATCTACAGATGATAAAACAAAAGAAGAAATAAAATTATGTTTAAAATCTATAGACCAACCTATAGATGGTTTACTATAGAGAAAGTTGGTTTTGGTGTAATTAATGATTGCGTGGGTTCGAGAATCATAGTGTTGTAGAATTTTTAAATTCTACAAAAAGCCCTAGTTTTTAACTAGGGCTTTTTTATTGTGTGAAAAGTTGGCGCAAAACAGGAAATGCAGTATATATAGCGTAAAAAAGCATTATGTGGTATCAAAACAAAACTATATTAGCTGGTGTTTATGATACACTTGCGAGTGTACCATTGATTTGGGCTGGCAATTTAAAACAGACTTTTTCCAATATTTCACCATATAGTAACAGACCAAATCCTGATGCCATACCTCAGTTTGTTACACAATATGTAATTCCAATTTTAACAAATTATTCAAAAGATGAAAACTTTTCAACTGAAGAATATTATGATTTGTTATCATATGCTGATTTCGCTAGATATTTTATTGATTATTATTTAAAACAAGAAAAAATCCCAAGAGCTACATATGTATTAATTGAAACATTGGGTTTAGCTTCAAAAATATTAGTTGATAAAAATTATCCACCATTTATATTAACTGAAAAATCATATAGAGCTGACGACGCATCATATGCTCAAACTGTTTTAAATTTAGATTATGGTTATTTAAAGGCAATAGCTCAAGCTGGTATATATTTTTCAAATGAATTTTTATATTATGTTATTAGTGGAAATGACATAAAGGACAATCCAAGTCGGGCTGGAGATGGAAGAAATAAATTTGTAGAATATTTCACTCAAACACATCCTTACACAAAATATTATCTACCATCAAATCATAAAAATTTGATAAATCTTTTAAGTTCATCAAACAACGATGAATTGGTAGACGTATTAAAAAAATCTAATTTAGATGAAGATTCTATTAAGGATGTTTTTATAGATGCTTCTTCTTTCTCTGGTGCGCCAAAAGAAGAAGTATTTCCGTTTTTAAAATCTTATATAGAAAACCCAAACACAACAAACATACAAGGAGCAAATTATTTAACTACTCCATATCCCGCCGAATATATTTTAAAATATATCAAAAGTATTTATGACAACAAATTAAACATTCCAAAAAACAATTTAGAAGATTTATTAAATTCTTTTATGTATAAAATAGATGAATTAGATGATATCAAGTCTCTGCAAAACATGCCAGAAATAATGGATGTTATAAATAATGTAACAAAAGATTCAGCTTATTTAACACAACAAAAAATAACAAGCGGATTAGGAAGTTTAGAAGAAACTATCGAATTTCTAGAAAAATCTCCAGAAAATATCAAAAAAATGAAAACGGTGGCTTTTATTCCACAAGAAATTACAAATAAATATGTTGAAAAACAAACAAATTACAGTAAAACAATTTCTACTGATATAGCTTCAGCGTTTAAAGACGCTATAAACACGGGTGCTATAACTAAAACAACAGCAAATCAAGACAGTTTTATAATGAATTTTCTTTTAGAAGAAGGTGTAAAAAATGCTGGATTAACAAAAGAAGACATTCAAGGTTATGCTAATTATTTAACTGTTTACAAATATAATGGAACAACTATTAAATACAATTATGAAATTTTATTTAAACGTGGAATAAATGGTATTGATTTTTCAGGTAGTACATCTGGCCAATTTGCTCCTTCTTTTATAGACCCAATAGACAATGTTAAAAAACCAGCCATTTTTGTCAGAACAGATATTAGTTCATCGGCAGAATACTTAAAAGGTCTAGCGGAAAATCTCAAGCTTTCACTTTCTTCATTTACTGATGCTGTTGCAAAACATGAAGCATCTCACGCTTTGCATTATTTGGGGGTCGGAGATGCAACAATGGAAAGTCCTGTTTTAACTCAATTCTTTGAAAAAAAGCAACGACAGCAAGAATTAAAATCAATGTCAGACGAAGAAAGAGAAAGACAGCCAGCTAAAATATATGAATCAGACGAAATGTTATATTTAACAGACCCATCTGAAATTTATGCTCGTGTTCACGGAGATATTCCCCATCTTGTTGAATTGTTTAAACAAAAAATTGAATCTCTAAAAGACAATCCTTTGGTTGCCGAAGCTGTTGAGAATCAATGGGTAGATGATGTAGTAGGTACACTAGCTGGAGTGGCAAGTGGTGGCACAAACGCAGCTAGATTACAAAAAGATTTAGCTAGAGGACAGGGGTGGATAAGCGAAAGTGACAACCCGATACAAGTTATAAACAAAATTTTATCTCGACAAGAAACAAAATTGCGAGCAGCATATCAAGAAGATATTGCGGAAGAACAAAAAAAGGCCGCGCTAAATATTTTAAGAGAAATAAACAAAAAGAAAGCTGAAATCACAGATGCTGTGAATTCTGGACAAAGTACATATTATTTAGAAGAACAATTGAAAAATCTTCAACAAGAACTCAAACTTGTTCGCTATCGTCGTGTATTTAATGTAGATGGAATGGCTGATTTAATACTTTCAGGTTATTTGAAAGATTATATGATGAGATTAACGGACGCGGTAGGTGCTGGAACTATAACCACCGACAGAATACAGTCTCAAGAAACTTTAGACGAAATTAAAGAACGTCAAAATGAACTTAAAAACAAAAATACTGAAGATTACACAGCGACACCTACAGCCTCTGATATTAGAGATTTGAGTGACAGCATAATTGAACAATCTGGATTAATTCCAGGCGGAAGGAAATTTGATTTTATGCTAAGAACCCCTCTTCCAGAGAATGAAAGAAGCGGTTTTTATCCTCACTTAGAATCTCAACAAACGAATACCAGCAATTAAAAATTAGAGTTGTATTTCTTTTTTGTTAAAATAAGCCAGTGGTTTAATTAAGGGGCCGCTCCACCATTCAAATTCAACTCCAGCTTCTTGGAATAATATTTCAGCGTGTTGGGAGTCTGTTGTCCACCTGTGCTTGTCATAATCGTATGCCTTATTGTACTCTTCTTGTCCATTTTTGTGGACAACAACTTTTTTAATTCCGACTTGCACAATTGCTCGTGCGCAATCCATGCATGGCATTATAGAAACATAAATTGTACATCCGTTCAAACTGGTCCCTTGATTTGAACTGTTATAAATAGCATTTCTTTCAGCATGTTCTGTATATAAATATTTCAGTGGGCGTTGGTGTCTAGGGTCGTTTTCATCCCATGGTTTAACACCCCTGCACCATCCATTGTAACCCATTGCCAACACTACATTTGATGAATTAACTATAACTGCTCCAACTTTTGTACTCTCGTCAGAGCTTCTCATTGAGATGAGACAAGCCATTGTCATAAAAGTTTCGTTCCAGTCCGTTCTTTTCATATTGTTGCAACCATTATACCTCTTTAAAAACGACAATCACAAAATGAGTGAAATCTTACTTAAAAACGATGATTTACTTCCGTTGAGTCAATTTGCACCTGAATTTGCGAAATGGTTGTCTTTCGCAGAAGGTAATAATTATTTGTTCGAAAATGAAGAAATAATGAAATATTTTGGCGAAAAACTTACAGTTGCTGAATCAATTTTTTGCAATAATTATGCACGACATTTAATTTTTGGAACAAACGCACCCAATTTAAACGAAAGTTCATTTAATTGTTCACCTATGTATAGACAAGCACTTTTAGAAAAAATTGTAAGGTATAAACTTCAAAAAGACAACTACATCTTACCTCTAGCAATTCAAGTGTGTACAAAAAGATTATGAAAGATATAATTGTACCCAAATCTTACTTGCCGTTGTATGACGAAACTACAATAATTAAATATCCCAACAACAAACTTAGAATTAAATCAGAAACCGTAAGTGATTTCGAATTGGCAAAAAGCGTATTATCTAAAATGATTACTGCTCTTGAAGAAACACTCGGAGTTGGAATTTCCGCCCCTCAAATTGGCGAAAATTTAAGAATCATTGCTATTAAATCAAACACGAATCATCACGTTATAAACCCAGTTATAAAGAAACATTCAGGATTTTATTTATCAGATGAAGGTTGTTTAAGTGTGCCTGGAGTTTGGGGTAAAGTGCCGCGCTATGAAAACATTGTTATATCTGGTTTTAAACCAAATGGCGATGAAATTTCTATTTCATTAGATGGGTTTCCAGCTGCGGTAGCACAACATGAAATAGACCATCTTGATGGAGTCTTGTTTTTTGACAAAGCTCTTGCAGATTCATTACATTGGTTCACAGGAAAAGAAACAAAATTTCAATCAGTTGAAATTAAATAAAACCCTCATAATGTAACACAATATTTGTATGCAAAAAAATGCTAAACATATATGATTTAACAGTAACACAAAAAAATATACGCAATGTTGAGCAATTGCGAGATATGGTTAAAATTGTAAAAGACGGGGGATTTTTTACTCAAAATTGCTTACAAAAACATCCACACCGTGGTGATAAAACTCCATGTATAGAAATAACCCAATTTGAAGATGGAAAAAATTTCATTCACGATGGTCATCATCGTGTTGTTTCAATTTTACTAGGTGGAAGAGATTTTATCGACAACACAGAATATAGAATTAGAAAATTTAAATACGAAGATTATTTACTTCCAAATTTAATCACGGCTTGGTGGACCCCTTTTGACCCCAGAACAGATGTTAGATTGTCTGACATGACTGAATTTAAAACATTAATTAAAGAATTAATTGATAAAGAAGAAAGCACTAAAATTGTTTTAGAAAAGATTGAACAAAACCGACATTTATATCTTGAATCTAGAGACAATATAAACACACCGAATGATTTTATAGAATACAACCGCTTAAAACACATTTAATAGGTTGGGATTGAAGTCAGATAGAACAAATTATTATGTGGTATAAAAACATTGTTGCAGCAAAACATACTAGCGCCATTATAGCTCTATGGCTGCCTAAAAAAGATGCTCAAAGTCTGTGTCTAAACAAAAAAGATTTTTCCGATTCTACTACAATCGAGTCTTCAGATGATTTACATATCACATTGGTTTATTTAGGCAAAGCTGACGAATTGAAAGACAAGAAAAAACTAATTGAATTAGCGCTTGAAAACATTGCTAAAAAATATTCCAAAATTAAAGGAAAGGTACAAGGAGCTGGCTATTTTTCTGGAGATGGTGTAACAAAACCATTTTACGCATCTTACGACTGTCCAGACCTACCTGCTTTCAGACAAGAAATAGTAGATGTAATGGAGTCACTGGGTGTGGTATTAGATAACACGCATGGATTCACACCACATATCACATTGGCTTATTTGGACGCTAATGCAGATTTACCTAATGTCAAAGTGCCCGATATAAAAATTAATTTTAATGAAATTGTACTCTGTTGGGCAGAAAATAAAATAACCTATCCATTGTCTTGA